CCATTGTCGGGTTCCTTTGGGTTATTTCGGGTTACTAAATGAATGAGAGAGGGAGCCACCCGACAAGCTCACCTCTCTCCCCTCGGCCAAGGGATTCTTATACAGTGCTTGTGGTGATCTTCAGGTTGGTGCCGGGGTCTTCTGCATCGTCGTACAGAGCCACAAACGGAAGGGTAACAATACGAGAGGTTGGACCATCAACAGGAATGTCTGCTGCATTGAACTTCACCCGTGGGAAAAGGAAGGTCATCACGTTGTCACCAGCAGTAGTACCTTCGGCAACAGACACCTGAATAGCACTCTCGGTCTCATCAAGGAAACGGTTGACCAGAGACAAGTCCTCAAAGTATGCGGTGATAGTACCTTCAATCTCCGCACGGCCAAACTCAAGCTGTGGAGCGGAGTCACTGCCCACAACAAACGTAGGTGCAAAAGAGTTGGTCACTGTGAAGTCTACACCGGTTACGGTGGAAAGTGCTGTAGCTCCACCGATACCGTCTACATCAGCAACCAGAAGGCTACCAGAATAAGCATCAAACGGCTCGCCTACGCCAGCAGTGGCTACAGTCTTCTGTGTGCCAGAGATGGTCATATCTTTACCCACCATACCAAAGGTAGCAGATACCATCTGGTTAGGAGCCATAGATACGCTCATAGTGGATACAGTACAACCCGTGAACAAACGTGCTTGGCCGATATCTTCAGCGTAGTCTTCCAAGGTCAGGAACTTAGGAGTGGTGCCTACCTTTAGTACGTTAGTGCTGAACGTAGACAACATAGCCGACTCAAGAAGATCATCGTAAGCAGAGTCACGAAGGTCTACAGTGATGTCACCAGCTACAGAACGGTTGCCGTGACGGTCTACACGAGGCATACGGTCAGGCTGAATTTCGTTACCAGCCACACGTTCCTTGGACAGGTTGAGAGAGTGGCTGTTAAATGGTAGGTTGGTATAAGAACTAGCCGCAGACCCGAAAGTGCTTTCTACACCGAAAGCCAAACGAGAACGAGAACCTTGTGCGAAAGCCATTTGCTTCCTCCTTAGTTATAAATGTAGAACCCGATGTTTACCGGGACATAATAAAACGGAGTGTCTAACCCGCCACCTTCTCGTTCGGCATAATCGATAGACACAACAAAAGTCTCACCTTGAGTGTTGGTGTATGAGACATCTGTAGTAGCTTCAAAGGCTTCTAGTACCTTGTCAGCGATCTCATCTGCTGCACCGGGACCATTACCCTCTGGTGTGTAACAGACTACAGTGAATACTCCACCATACCTCTGTTGGGGATTTAAGCCCCGTACAGCGGGTCTACGGGATTGGGGTACGAAGAACGTCTCTACATAAGGAGTGCCGTTGGTACGGTCGTAGGAGACGTTCTCATAGGAAATATCTGGGATACCATAGATAGAGGTTAGCTTAGTCTCTAGGGCTGCTCGAATGTCTCTGTATATACTAGCCATACCTACCTACCGTGTTGCCGGATAACTTTGTCTACTACTCGGTGTTTTGGGTTCTCATCAACTTCTTTTGCATGAGGCGCACGATTGATAAAGTAATAGTTGTCAGCTTGAATGCCGATACCCTCTTTTACATAACCGCCGGGGCTACCAACCTCAACAGTCTTCTTGATGTCGTTTACCAAGTTGTTGAGGGCTTTGCCTCGTTCGGAACCCTTATCTCGGCCTGTAGGCTTACCTAGAGAAGACTTACTACGGCCTCCACCAAGGTTGTCCTTGAAGGACCAAGAGTTGACGAATGCGCCTGTATCTACAGGAGAGGCCAGAACAATCGTCCTAGCCACGTCAGTCATCTTGCGCTCTACAGCGTCTTCGAGCATCTCATCAATCTCTGCCAGCTTCTTCTTAAGAGCAGGAGAGACTTTTAACTTAGGAACTGCCATTATTCAAACACCTCACAAAGGTAACAGACAGCCTGACCATCACTAAAGATGGTTCTCACGGTGGTAATATTCACCGTATCTCCACTCCCTAAAATCTGGTCTTGGTCATCAGGGGTAGCTGTAAGACCTTTGGCGGGAATGACACAGGCTCGTCTGCCTCTCCTAGTCTGACTGAGGTCAGAAATACCCTCTGCTAGGTTATAAAAGTATCCAGTAAAGGAATAGTCCGTAGTCGCACTTCCACTAACAGTGCCAGTAGAAGCATCGTAAGTGCCTCCAGTGGTGACCTTGCGGAGTGTAAGAGTTTCGCCAAAGTCTTGGACCAACTTCAAAAGGTCACTTGCATTAAACGACATGGACTATTCCTCACTCGTAATCCGCAGAACCGTTGTAGTTCGGTGGGTTGCGGAAACGATCCCTGCGGAAAGATGGGGTGACACGATCAGTGTCCTGTCTTACCACAGAGATAGCTGCCTTACTGAGGCCCCCAGCTTTGACGCCGAGACCGGACTGTCTTTTGGACTCAGACTCAAGAGTTTCCGCAAGGGCCATGTAATGGGCGTGAAGATCAGAGTAACTAGCACTAAGAGCGCCATCAAGCTCAGTGTCAACACGACGGCTATACTTAGCTGCAATAGCTCGACAGCAATAAGCACCAGCCTCATAAACATTGTCACTGGACTCAGTAAGAACAAAAGCAATTTCATCGTCTTGTACCTGTACGTCGGTGGAGTCAGTGTCACCTACGAGAAAACGTACTGCATTGCGACGGCCTGTCGCAGTGGTGGTATTAAGATCGTCAACATCGTAGGTGAACGTCATTATGCTTGCTCCCAATCTGACCAAGGGCTGTTACGCCAAGTACGGATATGACCACGTTGTTTCTTCGTGACCGTAGAAGCCTTACACTTCTTCATGTTGTATTCACGCTCTGTCTTCGTGAACTCCTTAACCTTCTTGTTGATGCTCTTTACGATAACCGTAAGTTCATCTTGGCTAAGTTCGTCAAGGCCATCTCCGACAACCTTACGCTTGTTCTCACTAGGAGGCTCCTGCCGGAGAAGCCCCCTGTTGAAGAGAGAGATAGCATCTTCCCAAGGGATGCCTCGATAGTCCCAATCAAAGACATCCCCCGGTTTCCACTCAGACCCATAGCCCTTAAACTCTTGTCTAACGAATTGGGTCCAGTTAAGTTGAAAAGGCAACTTAGAGTAGTCGGGTGTCATACTCCAGTTCCTTATGCGTCGGCAGCTACGATTTTCTCGAAGAAGTAACCCAATTCTGAGCCTACCATCTTCATGTCGTAGGACATCTTCACCTGAATCATCTCAGCAATCTGCTGACGCTTAAGAGCATCGTCAGAGAAGGACTCAACGGTGATACCGAGGTTGTTAGCACCCGGAATGCTGTTCCATGCGAAGGTCAGACCAGACGCAGGGGTCATCAGACCAGCATTACCCGGAGTGTAGCAAAGCATAGCGTGGCGACCACCGATGAAGCTATTCACCTCAGTTGCGCCTTCAGTGGTGTCATTCTGGACAGCTTCCATGACGTAGTAGTTCTCTACCTCAAAGATTTCGGCCAGCTTCGCCTTAGTAACCAAAGCAGTGTTAGCAACCGTAGCACCACCATTCAGGCGATCAAGGATGTCTGAGTTGTGCAAGAGAGCATCGTGTACGTTACGACCAACAACCAGAGTGTTTGGACGGAAACCGCCAGACTTAAGTTGGATGGTACGAGACGCATCGGTGATGTTCTTGATTGGAGAAGAGTTAGCCTCGTCCCACTCGGTAATGGAGCGACCAGACAGAAGGTCTTCTCCCGCCGTCCATACACCAGCAGAGAAAAAGTTCGTAGCGAACTGCTTCTCACGGTGGATCATAAGACGCATAGCCAGCGTTTGCGCTCCGGCAGAACGAATGTCCAAAGCAGCATCTTCGTTAGCAAGAGTTTGCTCATCGAAATCCATGCCGAGGCCATACACGTCAGCAAAGTAGCTGTCGCTGGAAACGGACATGCCGATACGCTCTACTTCGGTACGAGGTGCCAGCTTCTTAACGTCGCCAGTACGGTTCATGTCAGCACGGCTGTACTGGTAGTACTTGTCAGACTGCTTGTCTACGCCTACAATAGGGAAGACTTTATCTGCGATGAAGTTGTCCTGAGACTGAGCATAAGCAGTCGTCAGGTTGGTCAATGGTACATCAATATGCACATTAGATGGGGTCAGCAAAGGCATTTGTTATTCCTCTTCCTTAACTGCTATTACGAGTGGAACTTAGAAGGGAGGATAAGAACAGAAATGATCTCATCTGCGCCAGAGGCGGCTTCCAGAGCTACCCCAATCGTAAACTGGTTATTGGTAGCCGCAGTTACGGCCTTACCACTAGCATTAGAGCCTACAACTGCACCCTTAGCTACAGCAGCACCAGCCTTCACCATAGCAATTCCGTCCACTTG